CCAATAGTCAAGAAGATGCCACCAGAATTAAGTAAAAAATACCTGTATAAGAGGATGCCAAAAGTTTACGATGCTTTGAACTCTTACGGGTCAACATCTTTTGTTGTGAACGAAGAATTGTTGGAAATTGTCAAGGAGTTTGACAAGAACGACCACCCTTACATACCTAAAACTGTAGACAGTGATGAAGTGAGTGAGTCCCTAAAGAGTCTTCTGAGTTTTAAAAGAACATCGGAATTTGTAGGGAAACAAGCAAAGAAGTGGTATTTAGCTAATGTCAGTCACCAGCTTTTAAAGAAAGGTCTAACAATTTCTCAGATAGATGGTAGAAGTAATACTTACAAGAAAAGAAAAGCCTCTGGATGGATGAAAAGTAAATCATCAGATGCCTTAGATATTGTAAGGGCATCTTCTAAAAGATATGAGTTTGACAGAGTCATGGATATGGCTTCTCTGTTGAATGATAAAGCCTTTCATTATGATTTTCAGTTAGACAGTAGAGGTAGGTTTTATCCAATTGTTAATTATTTTGAACCCACAGGCTCAGATTTAGCGAAGGGTCTATTAATGTTTAATCATGGGGTATGTTGGACTAAAGAGGTTGAAAGAGCTTTAGCAATACATACTGCAAATTGTGCAGGTGAGGACAAACTAGCAATGGATGATAGAATTCTTTGGACTTATGTCTGGATGCCTGAAATACTAGAGGCTTCTGAAGACCCTCTGAATTCTAAATGGTTAAGAGGATTTAGTGGTGACAAGAAGACTAAGTTTCAGTTAATATCTGCTATCTTGGAATGGAAGAAGTTAGAAGAACTGGGTAAGGATGAATATGTTTGTCATTTACCCATAGGTCTAGATGCAACCAACTCAGGGCTACAAATCTTATCCGTTATGACTAGGGATAGAGCAGGTGCTGAAGAGACAAATGTTATACAGCATCCAAGTAAAGAGATTGGGGATGCATATATGGTTATAGCGAGATCTGTTCTTGATGGTGGTTTCTCTTATAAGAGTTTTGAAGATTTGGGAGATAAGGCTTGGAGGAAACTTTGCAAAAGACCAACTATGTCTTACTACTACGATGCCGGTAGAGGTTGTATACAAGACCAAACTTTTGAAGATAGGCGTGACCACGGTTATGATTTATTGTCAGAAATGACTTATGATGACTCTTCATATATAGGCACTGCTATTTTTGATGGTGTTAAATTGGCATTCCCTAGACAAACACAGGCTAAGGATTTTCTAAAAAGAGGCGTTTGTGTATATTTAGAGAATAATGACAACAAGCCAATGATTACTTGGAAAACAGCTACAGGGTTTACTGCCTTTCAAAACTATGCAAAAACTTCTATTAAAAGAGTAAATTGTATGTTTGGAAGTAGACCTGTGAAGTTAAGTTATCAGATTTTTCTTGATGAGGCTAGAAAAACTGACCATGAGAGAGGCATAAGTGCTAATTTTGTACATTCTCAAGATGCATCTTTGTTAACTTTAGTTATTTGTAGGCTAGCAGAGTTGGGTGTAATCAATTTTATGATGATTCATGACCAGTTTTCAGTAAGTGCAGACAATTTAGAGTTACTTCTTGATGTATTTAAGGAAGTTTTTCAAGAAATATTTGAAAAAGACCAACTTGGGAGTACATTAGAGGACTTTGGACTTGAAGTTGAGGATGGTGTTATTGATTACGGTGATTTACAAATGGATGAGATTTCAAAATCCAAGTATATTATATCCTAATTATATGACATCTTATAGAGGATAGATTGCCATAGGAGAGCAAGAATGTCGAGTGAATTTACAGAATTATGTGAAATGTATGGGTTATCACCCGGAGACCCTGAGGCAATAGATAAGTTAATTCATTTTATGGGTGAACCTGATGGGGAAGAGGATACTTGGTACTTTAATGAAAATGCCGATGCGTTTGATCCCGATGAGGAGTTAAAACGTTTGGAGGAAGAGGATGATGAACGATGAAGTAAATAATCCAAAACATTATACTTCGGGAAAAATAGAAGCCCTAGACATTATTGAGGATTCAACTAAAGACCTCAATGGTCTAGAGGCTTTTTCAATAGGAAGTGCTTTAAAATATCTTATTAGATTTGATAAGAAAAACGACCCTATTCAAGACCTGCAAAAAGCAGTGTTTTATATTGAGAGGGTGATATTTGAAAGACAAAAGCAATCAAAGGAGGAAACATGAAAGCTTTAATAGATGCTGACATTATTGTTTATTGGTCGGCAAACCATTGCCAAACTAATTTCTATAATGTTATAGATAAAGATGGTGATGTTCTGAAAGAGTACGATAGTAAGAGACACGCTATAAGTGGTTTGGAAGATATAACTACCTTATGGAGATTACAGGCTACTGAGACAGAAGAGTCACCATATAGTATAGTTTCTGGAAAGATTGTTATTGAACCTTGGTCAGAATGTGTTGAGTTTATAACAGACTTCATAAAGAGTCTAGTTAAGAAGACAAAATCTAATGATTATGAATTGCATTTGTCAGGACACACTAACTTCAGAAAAGACATTGCAGTTACAAAACCATACAAAGGTAACAGGAAAGGTTATAAACCATTCTATTACCAAAAGGTTAGGGATTATCTTATTGATGAGTATGGTGCATTGGTATCTGAAGATGAAGAGGCTGATGATACATTAGCTATTGCCCAGACTAATGACAAAGAGAATACAGTGATCTGTACCATAGATAAAGATTTATGGACTATTCCGGGTGCAAAGTATGATTTCAAGAGAGAAGAATTAAGCTATGTCACTGACTACGATGGTATTAGACATTTCCAATACCAAATGTTGGCAGGTGACCCAGTTGATAATATACAGGGTGTTCCTAAGATTGGTCCTGTAAAAGCCAAAAAGATTTTGAATGATAATGAAGATATTCAAGATGCTTGGATTGTTATCAGAGAAGCATATAGGGATTCCTATAGTTATAACGCTGATAATGTAATGTTAGAGATGGGTAGACTACTTTGGATACGACACAATGTCGGTGAGATGTGGGATTTACCTGATTTTGAGGATGAATTAGACAAGAAGGAGGAAACCAATGGCTAATTTAGTTGAGAATGTGGAGTTAAACTGGTGTTTTTTAGACCCAAATAATCCACAAGAAAACTTCGAAAAACTTCAATGGTCTGTTACAGCTTATGTAGATAAGAAAGTAGCAGAGAAGTTTAAGAAGAATGGTTTCATTAGAACTTTGCGTCCTGTAGAGGACGCAGATGGTAATGAGACTGGACAGTATAAAGTCACATTTAAGCAAAATGCGAAAACATCTGCAGGTAAAGATTTAATGCCTCCCGGTGTTTTTACAATGACAGATAAGGGTACTGTTAAACCCTTAACGGGTGTTATTATAGGTAATGGTTCTGTTGGGACTATTTCCTTTGATACTTACGATTGGGAATTCAAGGGCAATAAAGGAAGGTCTATGAGCCTTAAAAATGTTCTTGTTACTAATCTTATACCTTACGAGAAATCAGACCCTGCAGGTTCAGAGTTTGGTGACTTGGACTCTGGTGCAGAATTTAATAAATCTAAGAAGGAAGAAGTAGATTTAGATTTTGAAGAAGAGGGTGACTATTAAGTAATTAAGAGAGGTTCGGGCTAAAACTACCTATCCGTGAAAGCGTAGTCCTCTCATTTATTTTTCTACGGAGGAGAAATGAAGAATAAAGAAAATACCCAAGAGGGTGTCTTCATTAGGCATGAGTCTTGTGAAGCCTGTGGTTCGAGGGATAACAAAGCCGTGTACGATAATGGCGACAAGATGACATATTTCTGTTTCGGATGTGAAGATACGGGGATATATATGGAAAAAGGTCAGGATATAAAATCTACACCTAAAGAATTTCATGTGTCTATGGAAACTATAGATGATATAAAAGATTATCCAATTAGAGGTTTCCGTGAACGCAAAATTAAAAAAGAGATAGCTGAACTTTACGATGTGAGAGTCGGATATTCGGAGGATGATGGTAAGACTATTAAGTACCACTACTACCCTATAACTAACAAAGGTAAGATAGTTGGTTATGAGAGAAGAGATCTCAAGGATAAAAAGTTTCTTGCTATTGGGTCTGTTAAAAATAAAGACGAGTTCTTTGGACAATCTAAGTTCGCTCCCGGTTCTTGTAAAAGAATTGTTGTTACAGAGGGTGCTATAGATGCAATGTCTATTCAACAAGTTTGGAAAGACAAGGGTCAGGAGTGGGCATCAGTTTCAATTATCAATGGAGCCCAAGGGGCATACAAACAGGTTGTCTCAAATCTAGACTACCTTAATTCTTTTGATGAAGTTGTATTTCTATTTGACCAAGATGAGGCAGGACAAGATGGTGCAAAAACTTGTGCTAGGTTAGTTAGAACAGGTAAAGCCAAGATTGGAATTTTAGGAAGATACGGTAAAGACCCTTCTGATTATCTAGTTGCAGGTAAGACCTATGAATTAGAGAAATCAATATGGAATGCAGAGATGTATTCCCCTGCAGGCATTGTTAATTCTGCAGATACTTGGGACTTATTCAATGAAGATAGAAGAGAGGACTCTGTCCCATACCCTGATTGTTTTGCTAATGTAAATAAAATGACATATGGCAGAAGAACTGGTGAACTTACTATTTTTACAGCAGGTACTGGTTCTGGTAAGTCTACTTTTGTTAAAGAAGATATTTACCATTTAATTATGACCACTGGCTACCAAATTGGCGTAGTGTCCCTTGAGGAGTCCATACGAGAGACTTTAGACGGCATAGTAGGGGTACACTTGGATAAGAGAATAAACCTCCCAGATGTCGTATTTGACCGTACAGGGGAAGAAGGCTTAAATGCTTGGAAAGAGGTAGCAGGTACAGGTCGTCTTTTATTATTAGACCATCAGGGGTCAGTAAGTGATTCGACCCTTATGGATAAGATAGAATTTATGGCTGCATCTGGCTGTAAGTTTATATTCCTAGACCACATAACTATAGCAGTTAGTGAGGTTGATGGTAATGTAAATGAAGCTATGGATAAGGCAATGTCGGATCTCTTGAAGTTATGTAAAAAGCATAATGTATGGATTGGAGTGGTCTCTCATTTGAGAAAAACAAGTGGAGGTAGAACTTTTGAAGAGGGTGCCCCTATAACAGAGGATTCCCTAAAAGGGTCTGGAAGTTTAAAGCAGATAGCTTTTCAAATTATTGGATTCTCTAGGAATAAGTACTCGGAGGACGAGACTGAGAGGCAAAGAGTTAGCATATCAGTATTAAAAAACAGGTTTACAGGACATACTGGACCTGCAGGAAATGCCAGATATGATAATATAACAGGTCGCCTATATAGCACTCCTTCGGAGTTTGAATAGGAGTAGATATGAAAAAAATAGTTTTTGATGTAGAATCTAACGGTTTTGTCAATGAGGCTACAAAAGCATGGTGTATTTCTACTTACGATATAATTAATAAAACTTCAGTTACTTTTTCAGATAATGATTCTAACTGTCCCCCTATTTCTGAGGGTCTTAAATATATAGCTAAGGCTGACGAGTTAATAGGTCACAATATCATTATGTATGATATACCTCTTTTAGAAAAACTCTTTAATTTTAAAACTGATGCAAGATTCGTTGATACTTTTTTGATGAGCCAGTTATTAAATTTCAATAGATGTCTAGGTAGATACAAAGGTAGACACGGTTTAGAAATGTGGGGTGAACACTTTGGTGTTTTAAAACCTTCACAAAACCAATGGTTACGATTTGAATCCTCTATGCTAGGAAGATGTGAGCAGGATGTCCTAATTAATGTTAGGGTCTTCCATGCTCTTCTTAAAGAATTTAAAGAGTCTGGTATTTCTAAAGAGGTTCTCAATCGTGAATTCAGAATAGCTAAGATAAGTGCAAGACAGGTTAAAAATGGATGGCTGGTAGATAAGGATCTCGCTGATAAACATTTAACATTCTTGACTAAAGAGATTGACAAACTTAGAGATAAGATTGAACCTCTAATGCCACCTATTGTAAAATGTCCTGATTTCTGGGTTACTAATAAAGAATGTAACAAGATAATGAAGACCAAGGATGTAGATTACGAAAAGGACTTGGTCGGTGGTAAGCAGTTAAGAAAACCAATTGTCCCTAAATGGACTAAGAAAGGAGAACTGCATCAACACATAAAGAATTGGTTTGATGGCTATGAAGGTGTAGACTTGATAAACAATAAAAAGGGTTTGGTCATAAATGGTCTATACTGTAGAGTTGACTTTACCCCTGCAAAGCTAACTCAGACTGCAGAGGTTAAGAAACTTTTGTTTAAAAATGGTTGGAGACCAACTGAATGGAACACCAAGAGAACTGAAGATGGGAGTGTAATTAGAACTTCTGCTAAACTAACAGAAGACTCATATGCCTCCATTAAGGGTGGTCTCGGTCAAGATATAGCACTACACGCTATATATCAGCATAGAAGAAACACACTACAGAATCAAAAGAATAAAACTAGAGGTTGGCTTGGTGTTTGTAGAGACGATAACAGATTAGAATGTGTCCCCTTTACTTTAGGGACTGCTACTGGAAGAATGTCTCACAGAAACTTAGTTAATGTTCCCGGTGCAAAAGCCGTATTCGGTAAAGAGATGAGAAGTCTCTTTATAGCACCCAAGGGTAAAGTACTAGTAGGTTGTGACTTAGCGTCAGCCCAGTTGAGACTATTAGCATCTGCTATGGAAGACCCTAATTATGTTGACATTGTCACCACTGGTAGAGAAGAAGATGGTACTGATATCCACACTATCAACCAGATAGCTGTAGGTTTAAGAAACAGAAGTCAGGCTAAAACTTTCATATATGGATTCTTATTTGGTGCAAGTGCGGCTAAACTTGGGTCTATCATTGGAGGTAAATCAAAAGAAGGGGCTGTTCTTAAAGCTAAGTTTTTAAAAAGATTCCCTCTTTTAAGAGAACTTCAGAATAGATTAATATCTGAATTCACTAGGTCTGGCAATAAATTTATAATTGCTCAAGACGGAAGAAGGATTCAAGTGGACTCTGAACACAAATTACTCAATTATCTGTTACAGGGTAATGAAGCAATTTTAGCAAAAGAGTGGGCTATTGTATCTGATGGTCTTATTAGAAAGAATAATATAGATTGTAAACTATTAGCTATTATACACGATGAGCAGAACTTTGAATGTAGTAAAGATGATTCAAATAAACTTGCCAAGATATTAGAGAGATCTGCAACAATTGCAGGTGAGAGGCTTGGTTTTAAATGCCCAATGAATGGGAACTCAAAAATAGGAGAGACTTGGTATGACATCCATTAATTATGAACTGCTACGGACTGAAAATAGACTTTTAAAGTCTTGTATAAAGGACAGTCTAGCAGATGAGGACAAGAAAGGAAACGATGTTATACAGTTAGCTGAGGCGTTATCAAAGTTTCACAGTTTGCTTGAAGAAGACCCTGAATACTACGAGGGTTTTAGAATGTATTCGGATGTTCATAAGAGATATTTTAATAGGCTAAAGAAATTAGGTCTACTTTCAGAGAGGAATGATGAAGATTAAAAAACATCCTATAATAAACAAACTAAAGTATGCTGTAAGACATAGTAACTTATGGCGAACTAAAACTATTACTGACAAAAAGAAAGAACAAAAGAAGGAAGGAGGACATATAAGTGAAGACATTACCGAATGATTATCAAAATTTTATAGCACTCAGCAGATATGCTAGGTGGTTACCCGAAGAAAACAGACGAGAGACTTGGGAAGAGACTGTCGCTCGTTACTTCGATTTTATGGAGGAACACCTAAAAGAAAATACTAATCAGGAATTAGTTCCTAAGACTAGGAAAGTATTGGAAAATGCGGTTGTTAACTTAGAAGTTATGCCTAGTATGAGGGCGTTGATGACAGCAGGTAAAGCCCTTAAAGATAATAATATAGCAGGATATAATTGTGCCTATCTTAGTGTAGACCATCCGAAATCTTTTGATGAATGTCTATACATTCTTATGCACGGAACTGGTGTAGGATTTAGTGTTGAGAGACAACACATACAGAAACTTCCAGAAATTCCAGAAGAAATATTTGATGTAGAAGATACGATAGTGGTGACAGATTCTAAAGAGGGTTGGCAATCTGCATTTAGAAAATTAATTTTATTTCTATATAACGGTGAAGCACCATTGTGGAATACATCAAAGGTCAGGGCTAAAGGTGCTAGACTTAATACATTCGGAGGTAGAGCTAGTGGTCCTGAACCACTTATTGATTTATTTATGTTTACTGTACAAATGTTTAAGGATGCAGTGGGTCGTAAATTAACATCTTATGAATGTCATAGACTTATGGCAAAGGTTGCAGAAATAGTTGTGGTCGGTGGTGTTAGGCGTTCAGCCCTTATTAGTCTATCTAATCTAACAGATGAGCGTATGCGTAATGCCAAGACCGGACAATGGTGGATAGATACGCCAGAGATGGCACTAGCAAACAACAGCGTATGCTATACAGAGAAACCCGACATAGGTATCTTTATGAAAGAATGGCTATCACTGTACGAATCAAAGTCTGGTGAGCGTGGTATTTTCAATCGAGAAGCCGCCATTAAACAAGTAGAGAAGTCTGGAAGAAGAGATCCAAATCATCAGTTTGGATGCAACCCATGTTCAGAGATTATACTTCGAGATGGGCAATTCTGCAATCTTACTGAAGTTGTAATTAGAAATACTGACTCACAGAAGGACATATTAAGGAAAGTGAGATTAGCTACTATACTTGGTACACTCCAAGCATCACTGACAAATCTTAGAAGACTCAGAAAGAAATGGGTTATCAATACAGAAGAAGAAGCACTATTGGGTGTCTCGCTTACTGGTATTATGGACAATGAATTTATGAATGGTAGTTCCAAGAAGCTTGTGTCGGAGTGGCACGGTGGTATAAACCTTCCAGATTTCCTTTTGAAATTAAAGAAGGAAGCAATAAAAACTAACAAGGAGTGGGCTGGTTTATTAGGAATCAATCAAGCCACATCCATTACTGCTATAAAACCTAGTGGTACTGTCAGTCAACTGGTAGATTCAGCGTCAGGTATCCATCCTAGACACAATGATTACTACTTGCGTAGAGTTAGAGCAGACACCAAAGACCCTATCGCACAACTGATGAAGGATGAGAGTGTACCCTGTGAGCCTGATGTTATGAAGCCAGAGAGTGTTGTGGTATTCACATTCCCTATGAAAGCACCAGAGGATGCAGTGTTGAGAGATGATAGAACAGCAATAGAACAACTAGAACTGTGGCTCACCTATCAAAGATACTATTGTGAACACAAACCAAGCATAACAGTGAATGTCAAAGAACACGAGTGGATGGAAGTTGGGGCTTGGGTGTACAAACATTTTAATGAAGTAAGTGGTGTAAGCTTTTTACCACACTCAGACC